AGTAGTATTCGATATGGGGAAGGATAGCTTTAGGACTATCAATCTAAACACAATTCAAAATATATCATTGGCAAAATAATGGGAAACAGAACAGACAGAATTAGCGATCTTGAATGGGAGGTTCAAAAGCTAACAGAGATTAAAGATAAGTTCAAGCGTAGAGCAAAGCAACTTAAAAACCAATTAGACATGAGAACCCACGACCACGTGGAGATGGTTGGATTGATGTTACCTAAGAATGGTATTAAAGAGGATGTAGACAGAGTTTATATGGAATTTGAGTCTAACCTTACTGGGAATTATTTTAGCGTCTCTATAGAGCCCTACGACTTTATAAGTTGGATAGGGAAGAATGAGATAGAAAAGATAAAAGATTATATAAAAGTAGAAATAGATAAGTTATGATACGAACACCAAACACCACCGAAAAAGTCAATGTGGCTTTAACTAATAACGATATAGATTTAATAGAGAATCTAGTATGGGATTATAGACTCAAATATACCCAGATAAACGACTGGGATAAAGTAGACGAAGCCACAGAGCTTTTAGAGAAGTTTGAAAACCTAAAAGCAATATGATGGAACTCAGTATAACGTCAGAAGAATTCATTCATATAGAACAGGCTCTTGCTTATTATATTGGCAAAAGAAAACAATATGGGTCTTCTACTAAAGAATTCACAGATATCTTAAATAAATTAGAAAAACAATATATAAATTCAATAGAAAATGATAGAAATAGTAAGTAATTGCTGCGGAGCTCCTTTAGTGCCAATCGAAACAGAAATTTGTTCAGATTGCTACGAGCATTGCGAAGCGGTAAAACTAGAATAATAAATTCAATAGGGTTCTGAATTCAATAGGGGAATGTGAATTCAATAGGTATAAATTCAATAGGGGGTCAGATTTGATTCCCTTTTTTTTGTTTATTTAGAATGATTTTAAATTAACATTTTATCAACAATTATTTACAAAAGTGTAGGATTAATCAATTTTTTTTGCCTTATATTTGTCATGTGGAAAAACCACAACAGACAAATACAACCTTTAAACAATTAAACAAGATGAAAGAAACAATTTTAAAAATTTTAGTGCTTTTTAGCTTTGCAACTATTTTAACAATTTTTTTAGCCTTGTTGCTATCCTTAGAAAATTTTATTTATAACCTTTAAAAACTAAACAAATGAAAATAAAAGTGTCAAATTTAGAATCACCAAGAAGCGGCAACCCTGTTGCGAACCAATACGAAATAGAAACGGATAAATATTATATTTTCCAGAGTTATGGGTCAATAATTGCCAAAAGAGAAAGGAGCTTCCTGGGGAAGGTAATTTTAGATCCTTACTATTGGAACTATTCACGCACTACCTTAAAATACTTAAAGCAGTTTCTAGGGGTAAACCTGACCTCCAAAGAAATAGAACAAAGAATAAAAAACGGAACTTACAAAACAAGAAACTTAAATAAATAACAAATGAGCAAATCCAAAACACAGTTTGAACACCTACAAAACAAACGCAAAACACAAAGAGAAAGAGAAGCAGAAAGAGAACAGAAGAGATACGATGAGCAAAAGTTTCCTCTTATTGGCAAAATAAACCTGTATTAAATTAAAAATAAATTAAAGTTTTACCCCCCTTTTTGGGGGTTTTTTTATACCCTTTTTTAACTTAAGTAGCTGATAATCAATAAAAAATTAATCAAATAAGTAGCTTCGCCTTTAAAATATCAATCAAATTCACCAAATAACCTTAATAAATTCAACCAGAAGCCAAATAAGACGTTTTAAGCCACGATTAAGACCTCAGCTATATCAATATACCATAAATTGACAAAAGTCCGTTAGAAACGCTCTAAATAGCCTTAAATTGGATATTAGATAGGGGACTCTGGGGGGAAGTTGACCAACTGTGTATATTACCCTACTCTGTAATCAGATGAACTTTTCCAACTGCCACAGTAAATTCAATAGGTGTAAATTTAATACCTTTACAATATGTTTGAGGAATTTCAGTACGATGCTTTTCAATGGTGTGTTGAGAATGGTATAACGATATACTGTTTGCCAAATAAGAGAGGCGATAAGCTCTATGAGATAGAAGTAAACGATAACGGAAACATTACTCGTAGTGGCAAAAAATATAAGAAAGAACAGGTAGACATAAAAATATGGGAACTATACTGTTACTATTATACTGAGTATAATATATAACTAAGTACTATTATTTATTTTAATATTCAACTAAGTACTATACACTATGTAGATAACAATGTTCAAGTATTATACTATGTTAACTATACTAAGTATACTTATAACTATGTATATATATCTGCCATTATAGCAGGTGGAATTAATAGATACAGAAACCAATAAACTAATTATTTTTATATGAAGATAGAAATTGAAGTGCCAACATCTTTAGAGGATATCACTCTTGGTCAATATCAGCGTTATATGAAGATTGTAGATCAGAATGATTCTGACCAGGCAACTGATTTTGTCAATAAGAAGCTAGTTGAAATATTTTGTAATATAAATCTAAATGAAGTCGATGCTATCCCTGTTGTGGATTTTGATCGCATTCTGGAAATACTTTCGGAAGCGTTCAAGGAGAAATTTTCTTTGATTAGGCATTTTGAGTTAGGAGACGTAGAATTTGGTTTTATACCAAAGTTAGACGATATGAGTCTAGGAGAGTATGTAGATGTTGAAGCATCTATTTCTGATTGGCAAAATATCCATAAAGCTATGGCGGTTCTATATCGCCCAGTTAATGCCAAGATGAAAGATAAGTACACAATCGCTCCGTATAAGCCAAATGAAGATATACAACAATGGATGAAGGAGATGCCTTTAAGTGCTGTTATGAGTTGTATGGTTTTTTTTTACGATTTAGGGACAGAGTTATCGACAGCTTCCCTGACTTATTTGGGGAAGGAAGTGGAGAAGAACAAGAACAACTTACAGCTTCAGGAGGCTTTGGAAAAAAGTGGGGTTGGTATCAATCAATTTATGGACTCGCTAAAGGAGACATCACAAAGTTTGACGAGGTTACAAAAGAACCAATATTTAAGTGTCTCACTTATCTAACATTTGAGAAGGATAAGAATGATTTAGAAAACAGAATGATACAAAAATCAATGAAACGATGAAAGAATACTACAACTTAATTGACAATATTTACAATTATCTTATTGGCAATAATAACATCAATACAGTTACAAAGGGAGACCTCATGGAGGTTGACTTATCGAAATCAACTATATTCCCACTAGCCCATATTATCGTAAACGATGTATCGTTCTATGAGCATTATATATCTTTTGAGTTGAATGTAATTGCAATGGATATTGTTGACGAAACTAAGGATGACAAGCAAAATACAGACTCACCTCATCTAGGGTTAGACAATAAAGAAGATATCTTAAATACAATGTTAAGTGTTATAAATGGATTGCAATCTAGTCTTCGAAGAGGAGGACTCAATGAGAACAACTACGAAATTAACGATGTTCCAACTGCCACGCAGTTTGAAGATAGATTTGAGAATCTACTTACAGGTTGGTCTTTAACAGTAAATGTAGAAATACCAAACAATGAGAATCAGCTAATAAATTCAGATGGCACTCAATGCTAAATAAATTCAAAAATACACAAGCCTATATAAAAAACTATAGTGAACAGTTAATAAAACTGTTGAAGATAGAGATTGGTCGTAATCGCACTAGAAAATATAAAAGCGGTTCATATAACAGCCCTATTGATGCAACTGGCAAACTAAGAGAATCTATTGAAGCAATTCAAAAGATAAAAGATAAAAGTTTCTCTTCCCAGATAATGATGAACGATTACGGTCTTGTAGTTAACGATGGAAGGGATATAGGGTCAGAGCCACCTCATCAAGACATACTAGATTGGATAAAAGCAAAACGTATCCGTATTAGAGATACAAAAGGTAGATTTGTTACAGCTAGTGATTATCAAATGTCAAAACTAGCAAACAATATTAGACGCAAGATAGGAAGAGAGGGTACTCAAAGAACAGGATTTATAGACGATGCTATTGATAAATCAATTGGCAAACTAAATAAGTTAGGAGCTGCGGTCGGAGAAGATGTTATGGTAAACCTAGATGACATTTTAATCAAAGCAGGTTATATTAAAAAAGGAGAAGAATATATTTTAGATGGCAACAAATAAATTAAACAGTAGAAGTCCGTTATTCGTAGTTGCGGCAGAAACACCAACACCAACCCCAACACCTACACCTACCCCAGAGCTTGAAGTCTTTGACTGTAGTGATGCGGTTTTTTTAGTTAGTGATGGGAAAACAGGAGATCCTTTATCTTATACAATTTCATTAGGGACTGTTACAGCTATAAATGGTATAACCCCTAGTAGCGCTGTTTATACAGCAGGAACATCAAATTATACAGCCTCTATATTAGTGCCATCAGGATATGAAAACACAGGGGAAACTATAAGCTGTGGTGATATAGCTGTTGGTAGAGATGAAGCGGATTGTACTACTGTTGCATTAAATGTCCCAGATGGAATAATAGGGAATACAGTTACAGGTACTACTTCTGTTGGCACGATTCAAGGTGGTTTTACTCCATCAACATATCAAGCAGGGACAACCTCGTATCAAGCAAACATACTAATAACTTCAGGTTATTCAAACACAGGAAGTGTTATACAATGTTCTGATTCTGCAACAGGAACAACAACTCCAACATTTAGTTGTAGTAATGCAGGATTTACTGTTCAGAACGGAATAATAGGAGACCCTGTTAGTGCTTCTGTATCAGCAGGAACTTTAAACAGCGTAAGCCCTTCTACTTATCAGTCTGGAACAGTTACATACACAGGTAGTATAACTGTACCTTCAGGATATACCAACTCAGGTCAAACAATATCTTGTACAGACACAGCAACAGGTTCAACAGCTACTCAACCTTGTGATTGTACAGATGTTAATTTCACAGTTCAAAATGGGTATATTGGAGACCCTGTATCAGCATCTGTTTCAATTGGCACAATAAATAGTGGTACTATATCGCCATCAACCTATCAGTCAGGAACTGTAACCTATACGGCAGATATAACACTACCTTCTAGTTGTACTAATGCAGGGGCAGTTATTTCTTGTTCTGATACAGCTACAGGTACAACTACTCCAACTCCAACTCCAAGTACTACTCAATACGAATTCCACGCAGCAGAAGGAGGAGGAGGTAATTCCTATTCTACAGGCTGTGGGGCTTTATTGAATTTTAGTGCATATTCATTATTAAGCAGTATTACTGATGCAACGCAAGTAGGACAATATTGGTATAGTTCATATCCTACTGTATGGGTAGGTGGTTCTTTATGGTATGGGGTTGGTACTACATCAGACCCTACGGCTACTTATGCAATACAGATAAGCAACCAGGGAATAGTACAGGATGTTGTAGATTGTAGTAATCCTCCTACACCGACACCAACACCAACTTATGGGTATTATACCGCTACAAGTTGTGATGGTGGTGCTACTAGAGACTTTAGAAGTACGACAGAGTTTACTCTTGGAGAATCTGTTAAATTCGCAGATGATTTAGCTTGTTATTATATCACAAGTCTAAACGCAGACGCAAACACCTTAGATTGGTCTGAGACTTTCACCGACTGTAATGACTGTGAAGGAATACCAACATATCTTTCTTACGAAACAACAGATTGTACAAGTGGGAATCCAACAAACAGAGTTCCTTATGACCAAAGTTATACTCAAGGAACTACTGCGGTTGAATTAGCATCAGGATGTGCTGTTATCGGAGCTCCAAGTGAATTAGCCTCTCAAGAAACACCAATTGCGGTTCACGATAACTGTAGTGATTGTGAAGGAGTGCCAACAACAGAATACGCATTTAATCAAGACGAAAATGCAGGAGATGGTTCTTCTGGTAGTTCTTGTGGGACTCTACTAGGAGTTGTAGTTTACTCAGAGAACAACTTATTAGTAAATGCTACTCAAGTTGGTGAACTTTGGTACGATTCAAATAACTACCCATATTTATTTAATGGTAACTCTAAATGGTACGGAGTTGGTACAACAAGCGATTCAGTAGCACAATACGAAATACAAATCTCTAGTCAAGTGGTTGGAGAAGATGTTATTGATTGTAATTCACCTACTCCTACTCCGACTCCTACTCCGACTCCTACACCTACTGTTTATAACTATACGAGAACACCTCCTCAGTTATCACAACAAGATGGATGTTTTGATATTCCTAACTTAGACATTTACTTCACAGTAACAAGTGTTTCTAATGGGGATATAGCATACTCTGACTCTGGTGCTAGTACACCATTTAATGGTGGAGGTCAATGGTATGGGCTTGATACAAATAGTTCAGGATTCTCTGATATAACTTGCCAGATATCATCTCAAGGTGTTGTTTCTAATTTAAGTTTCTGTTAAGAATATGGAGTACACAAATAAAAGTCAAATCCCTAGACTAACAGAGAAAGGATTTCAAATAGTCAAATGCCCACAACCAACGTGGGGTTTGATTATGGATGCCTATAATATGCTTAAATCATCCGAGAGAGAAGAAAGGTTTGAGGGTAAGGATTACTACATAAAAGGTGGCGAGACAAATATACTTGACTTCAATAAAGTGCCAAATATAAGAAGGAGAATCCATACAGAGCTTCATCAAATGCACCAAGACTGGTGTGAGGCTGAGATAACCCCTAGCTTTGTTTATGGTATAAGGTCTTATAAAAGAGGTGCTACATTGAAGACCCATACAGATGTAGTAGAAACCCACCATATAGAT